TGTGCGCTTTAAACATAGGCACGATTCTAAAACTTTAAAACCCGGTATTAAATTAAGATCTGATAACAAGGCTATTTTCTGTCAAAACTTTGCAAAACTACATAAAGATAATAGAATAGAAGTGACAGATGAAGAAACGGTAAAAGAGGCAAGTTTATTTGGTACATTACCTAATGGCTCATATGGTGCTCAAATGGGTAATGATGATATTATTATGACGGCTATTACATCTACAGAGTTTTTTAATACTACAGACTATGCAGACTATATAGAAGAATTATTAGATTTTATTGATGAAAATAAACATGCTAAGATGGAAGAGATACTTTACAGAGATTCACAAGATCAAGGAGATTTACAATATGATATTTATGACTTGTTAAAGTAAAAACGCTTAAGACGACAGATATATACAAAAAGTAAAAAAACAAATTAAAAGATATGGCAATAAGTCCCGAACTACAACAGTTTAAGAGCTCTGGTGTTTATAGACTAGAGTTTGATAAATCACAAACAGTAAATGTTCCACAAGAGACTATTAGATTGGTCGTTGGTCACTCACAAACAGGCCCTTATAATACTCCAGTGTTTATTGAAAACACAGAACAATTTATTCAAGCTTTCGGCTCTGCTGATAAGAACTTAGAAAGAAGAGGAATGTACTTCCACAGATCTGCTTTAGAGGCTCTTTCAAGAGGACCAATCTTAGCAGTAAACTTACTTAATGTTGAAGAAACAGATACTGCTTCTTGGGCATCTGTAGTCACAAATGGTTCTAAGCAGGGCCTTTCTTCTGATAATGGAAATTCTACATTTGCAAGTTACCACGACACTGAAAGATTTTGGATTCCAACTGATGATAAACTACTAAAAGTTGTTAGAGAATCATATGGTTCAGCTTCAGACGCTGAAACGGCTCTGCAAGATAACACTTTAAACTTTGTCAATATTAAGCAAGATCCAATTACTATTATTGTAAGACAAGCTTCTGATACGAGGGGTTTTGAAATTACAGCAAGAGAGTGGTATGGAGAAGGAAATCAACCAGATGGTGTTGATCCTTTAGATTATATCTCAGAATACATGATAGATGTATTAGTGTTTAAGGGTAAGTTTGACGCATCTGAACTAAATAATGACCCAGTTTATGGAGCATATTTTGATGAAGATGGTCTTGAAAAAGATAAGCTTGCTGCATTTGCTAACTTAAGAGAAGTTTCTCTAATTGCAAATTATACAGGTTGTTTAATTCCTGACTTTGTTGACCTAGAAGGTAGACAAATGTACATTGAAGCTTTAATAAACTTAGAAACTAGAAAAACAGGTCTTTTCTGTGCAGTGAATGAGGATGCTACTTCTTATGTAGATTTAGTAGGAGACTCTTTTGATGCATATCAAGATTATGAAGTTCTTTCTCATATTATTAAGCAATCTACAGCTCTTGATCAATTGGGAGCAGCTGATGTCACAAACATAGCGGTTACTGGATTAATTGATAAAACAGATGTTAATGAGCTTAGAGTTTACGGACAAGATTTAGAATCAGATCTTCTAGAAGGCGATTTTGTATCTTCATCAGAATCTGGTGAATTTGCAAGAGTTGAAAACGTAGAATATTTTTCGGCTGCTGATGTTACAGTTATAACAACTTCAGGTGAAGAGGTTGCAGATTTAGGAAACGGATCTGCTGGAACTCCTCTTTCTTTTACTTCAGCAGATACTCCTGTTCAATTTGTAAACGGAAATACAACATTTAGATTTTTAAACGTTGCTGGATTCAATACAGGTTCAGCAGTTGTTGGAGCCTTCGTTGAATTAAACGGAGCATGGTATGAAATAGTTAATGTTACTGAAAACGCAGGTCAATTAGATCTTCAATTAGATATTACAATTACGCAAGGTCTACAAGACTGGGTTAATAATTTAGATTTAACTCAACCGCTTTCATTAGCCATTAACACAGCAGCTCCTGCTCAAATCGGTAAATATACAATTGATTTAAATTCTAGAGTTATAGAATTCCCAGATGCTCAGCAAGATGGCTGGACTCATGAAATTCAAGGCGCAGGAGTTATTATCTTTGATAAAGCACAACAGCCTGGTGACCCAGCTCCTACATTTAATGATGATATTAAAGTCGGACAATATATGTCTATTCCAGGTGGAAAGCTTTCTAGAATTCTTCAAATTGTTAAATCTACAGAAGAAGAAGGAGGTGGAGTTATAAGACATAAAGTTACAATTGTAGGTCATAGACAAATTGATGCAAGACCACTATACTCTTTCAAGTCATATAATGAAGCAACTACTTCTTATAAGACGTTCCCGTTATCCGGTAGCGTAATTCAACCAAAATTAATCAAGAACTTGCTACAAATGCTAGTTCCTGGTGAAGATAAAGGATTTGCCAATACATTAGTAGATAAAGATGCTATCACTTATAGATACTTAGTTGATACTTTTGGTTCTTTAGAGAACAATGAAATCTTTAATAAGGTTGAGTTTTGTCAGCTTGCAAGAGAAAGACAAAATGCTTCTGCTATCTTGAATGCACCTATGGTTACGGAACTTAGAAAATGCACTAACCCATCTTTCGTTGATGCTAATGATGTATTTAAGACTAAGTTTATTGCAACCGGAGGTAATCTAGACCAAAACCCATCAAGACTATACAAAATGCCTGAAGTTTTAGAAGGAGCTAACTATGGTTTCTATTATGGCCCTGGTTTAGTCGTTATCGAAAACGGTAAGAGAAAGATTATTCCACCGGCAGCATATATTTCTAACAACTATATTGATAAGTATACTAGCGCTTTACCTTGGTCTATTATTGCAGGTCCAAGAAGAGGCGTTGTAACAGGTGTTGATGTTCAAACGGTTGAATATGCATTTGATAAACTTGATAGAGATGTAGTTGAGCCATTCGGTATTAACCCTATTGTATTTGAAAGAGGCGTTGGTCTAGTTGTTAAAGGCAATAAGACTGCACAGCAAAAGATTACTTCGGCTCTTTCTTCAGCTCACGTTAGAGAAGCTCTTATTTACATTGAGGATGGTCTAGCCGAGATTCTACAAAACTACTTGTTCGAGTTCAATACTGCACAAACTAGACTTGAGATTAAGACTCTAGCTGACGCATTTATGGAAGCGATTAAGAAGGACGGTGGAGTTTACGACTACCGTAACATTATGGATACAACAAATAACACAAATGAGGTAATTGATGCAAATATGGGTATTCTTGATACTTATGTTGAGCCAGTCAAAGGTTTAGAGATTCTAGTATCTAGAGTCACTGTTCTAAATACTGGTGAAATTGCAACAGGTAACTTCTCATAATCTGTGATATATAAAATAAAATATACAAATTAAAAATGGCAGGTTTACCACACTACAGAGAAGATCAAACTAGCAAGAAGAACAGACAGTACGAGCCAGTACAGACTAACCTATTTGAGGTTACTATACTTGCGCCAGACGCCGTCGAAGGAACTGACATGTTATTGCAACACGTTAATTCAATCTCAGGTCTAGAAGGTGTTCATAGAGAGGTTGCAGCAGTTGAGCAAAAGTATAAGTTTGCTACCAGATCATTCGCTGGTATGCCAGATGGCACTGCGCTTGATGTAACTATCAACTTCTCATTAAACTTAAATGATTCTAACCAAGCTTACGTTTATAAGACGTTAAGACAATGGTACAGATCTCAATATAACCCAGAAACAGGTGAAATGGGTCTAAAGAGAGATTACTGTGGAACTATTATAGTTGTTCAATTCGATAGAAAGGGCGACATCTACAGAAAAGTAACTCTTGAAGATTGTTTCATTACATCTGGTCTTGGATTTGCAGGCACGCTAGATTACAGCTCAGCTGAACCAGCGACTCTTGAAATCACTTGGAGATCTGACGTTTATAACGAAGAGTTAAACTAATAAACATTAAAGAATAAGGAGGGGTTCTTGTGACTTCTCCTATTCTTTTGAAGAATAAATATATTACAATATCAATATATTATGTCGAATAAACGAGATAAATTAACAAAGAAATTACAAGTTCTCTTAACTGAGGATGAAGTAAATTTGGTTAATAGAATCATATTAAATGAAGCCATTGAAAGCGAGTCTAGGCCTATATCAGTAAGCGCGTTCATCAGAGAACTGATACAACGAGAGATTAAGCAAAGAACACCTCAACAAATGTCTATTACCAGAGAAAATATTAAAAACCTTAAATCAAAATAAAGGATATGAACGACAATACAAACGATAAGGATCTAGAGAAAATCCTTGAACAAAAAGAAATGGAAGGAGGAGTTAATTCTAACATTCAAGACGCTGAAATTATAGAGAATGCTATAGAACAGCAGGGTCTAGGATCTGTAAATATGGATAAATTTGGACCAGATACAGCAGCGTCTTCTGATTTACATTTAGGATGGCATCAAGTAAATTTAGAAGATTTACCATCTAGGGGTAGATTCTACCCAAAAGATATGTCTATTAAGATAAGATCTGCTAAAGTTGCAGAGATTAGGCATTTCTCAACAATGGATGAGAATAACATTCTTGACATTGACGAAAAGCTAAACTCAATCGTACAATCTTGTACCGTAGTTTCTGCATCTGAAAGCCGAGTTTCATTTAAAGATATATGTGAAGAAGATAGGTTCTTTATTATCTTATCGATTAGAGATTTGACCTTTCCAGAGCCTGAAAATGCTCTAAAAGTTAACTTTACTGCTCCTAGCGGTAATGCTCATGATATTGAAATCAAAAGAGACTACTTTAGATACTTTGAGATTCCAAATGAAATTGAAAAGTACTACGATGCTAATGCTCGCGGCTTTATAGTTCAAACTAAATCTTATGGAGAAATCTTTATGAAGCCGCCTTCAATTGGAGTTATGCAAGAGATTACTAAGTATATTAAAGAAAGACAAGAAAAAGGAATTAATATCGATCAATCATTAATTCAAATAATTCCATTTATTTCTACAGATTGGAGAAACTTTAATCAAAGAAAGATATTTGATATGGAGATTGATATGAATGGGTGGGATAATAAGAAGTATACACTTCTTTATAGACTAGCAGAAAAAATGAAAATCGGTATACAACCAGAGATGCAAGTTATCGTCGAGGATGAGGAGGCCTCTGTACCTATTAACTTTCGCGACGGCATCAAATCTATTTTCATTATTCAAGATTTCTCTGGAGAACTTCTTTAAGACCAAGTTTTATGTGTATCTTAAACTACACATTCAACCGTCAGAGCTTGACAATCTAGAATACTATGAGTTTCACTATTTAGTTAAAGATTTAGTTGAGCACATTAAAGAGGAGAATAAACAAAACGAGAAACAAAACGAAGCACAATCTTCTGCAATGGGTAGTATGACACCTAAAATACCCGCAATGCCAAAGATTAGTATTCCTAAAATGTAAACATAAAAAGAGGAGCTATGCTCCTCTTTTTTCTTAGATATATAAAGAAAAATACTATATTATAATGGTACAAGATTTTCATTCTTTTACAGAATCTAATAATATTAATCATACCGAAGATATTAATGAAGCAAAGGGTTTTGCTAAAACTGCTGGCAAAATGTTAGCAAAAGCAGGAAACTTTGCTATAGATGCTATTGTGCAGTATCTTATTGATAATCCCGATACTATTAAAGATTTAGGTAATAAATTAAAGTCCAAAGACGAAGACTTATACGGAGAGTTAAAGTTTTAATTACATTTATTTAGATGACACAAAAGCAGTTTGACGCTTTAATAAGCCCTGTAAGAAAGTTAGAGTCCGTTGCTGAAAGAAACGAGGCTAGGCTTTCTAGTATAGAATTATTGACGGTAGCTGGCAATAATATAGCCGCAGAGGGTTTAGTGGAATCTAAAAAACAAACTTCTTTACTAACAGATATAAAAGCCCACATAGGAGAGCTTGTTGTTGCAAAGCGACAAGAGATGAAAGAACAATCCGGTGGAGGGGGATTTAAGTTTACGGGAATAGAAGGTGTTAAAGTGGCTTTATTTATGGTAGCGGCTTCAATAGGCTTAGCAGCTGCTAGTAATATATTAAGTTTTGTAGCTGATGTTAGTCCTAAACAGCTTGCCACTGCAGCTTTAATTGCTTTAGCATTTATACCTATGACAAGCGCATTTATCAAGATTTACCAAGCTATAAAGCCTGTTAGATCTAATACAGCTGTATTGTTAGGTATGGCTAATAAAAACATAGGCGCTTTATCTGGGGGTCGTTTTAAGCCTGATGATGGCGCCAGAGGAATGGATGCTAAAACCGCTCTTGGTTTTACAATAGGTGCTATGATAGCTATGGGAGCAGCTATTATGATAGTTTCATATTTTCTTAAAATGATGGCTATACCATCTATGGGACAAATAGTTACAGCTGCATTAATAGGGTTATCATTGGTTCCGTTAACGCAGAATCTAATGATGATTTTAAAAACTTTAAGCAAGCATAATATTAAAGCTGATAAAAAAGGAATTCAACAGCTTGCTATGGGTATTGCTACAATGATACTTTTGGCCACTGGATTTGTTGCGGTTGCCTTAGTTATGAAACTATATCCTACCTCTACTGTAACACCTGATATCACGTTTGCTATAGTAACGGGAATTGTACTTTGGATATATTCAAAGACATTTGCTAATATAATAGGAGCTATAGGTAGAAAGAAGCCTAAAACCGTTGCCATGGCAGCGGGTATTCTTGTTCTTCTAGCATTAGCCGCAGTAGGTGTAGCATATGCTTTTGCTCTTTATCCAGGAGATCCCGGTAACATGCCAGGCGTCGCATTTGCTATAGTAACTGGAGTTCTACTTTGGATATATTCAAAAACATTTGCTAATGTAATAAAAGCTATAGGTAGAAAGAAGCCTAAAACTATTGCTATGGCATCGGGCGTTCTTATTCTTCTAGCGTTGGCTGCAGTTGGTGTAGCTTATGCATTTGCTCTTTATCCAGGAGATCCCAGTAACATGCCAGGTATCAAATTTACCATATTGACGGGAATTATACTTTTAATATACTCAAAGACATTTGCTAGTATAATAAAAGCTATAGGCGGAAAAAGGCCTAAAACTATTGCTATAGCATCAGGCGTTCTTGTTCTTCTAGCGTTGGCTGCAGTTGGTGTAGCTTATGCATTTGCTCTTTATCCAGGAGATCCCAGTAACATGCCAGGTATCAAATTTACCATATTGACAGGAATTATACTTTTCATATATTCAAAGACATTTGCTAGTATAATAAAAGCTATAGGTAGAAAGAAGCCTAAAACTATTGCTATGGCAGCTGGAGTTCTTGTTCTTCTAGCGTTGGCTGCAGTTGGTGTAGCTTATGCATTTGCTCTTTATCCAGGAGATCCCGATAACATGCCAGGTGTTAAATTTTCATTATTAGCCGGATTATCTTTACTTACATTCTCATTCGCATTTGTGTTATTAGCGCGTAGTATGAAACGAGTTTCTTATGGAGATTTAGCTAAGGCAGCTATAGCTAGTGTATTTGTTGCTTTGGCTATAGTTGGTACGGCTTTCATATTTTCTTATTTGGGTTCAATTGGAGCTTTTGTCGCGCCACCGTATGATTGGTCATTAAAGGCAGGATTAGCTTTATTAGTATTTGGATTGGGTTATGCAGGTGTATCACTATTAACTAAAATGCTTGGAATATCTACAATGCTACAAGGTATTGTAGGAGTCGCTGTTATCGCATTAGCTATACTTGCAGTTGGTTGGATATTTAATATGTTAAACGGTGTAGGTTTTGTTGCACCTCCGATTGCTTGGTCAGGTGCGGTTGCTATTTCATTACTTGCATTTACGATACCTGCACTAGCTATAGGACTTATTGCCACAACGGGTATTGGTGCAGTAGGTTTATTACTTGGTGTTGTAGGTATGATCGTTATAGCAGCTGGTATATGGGTTGTTGCATGGATCTTTAGTAAACTACCAGATTTAACAGCATCTTCTGCTATGCTTACTGAAGCTTTATTAACGCCTGTAAATGGTATAGTTGATATTCTTAAAAGACTTAAAGAAGAAGTAGGAATTGATAATCTTTTACCTCTTGCTGGCGGTATAATTGCGATTGCTGGCTCTTTATTGATATTGGCTGCTGCATCAGCAGGTGCTGCAGCTGCAGGTTTAGGAGCATCTCTATTTAATGCTGGAAAGGCATTTGTAGATTGGATATCAGGTGAAGAGACTAAGGGACCTTTAGATATTTTACAAGATATAATAAATATGGGTCCAAAAATACTTAAATTGGCAAAGCCAATTGAAGAAATAGGTAGGGCAGTTAGCTTTTTGATGGGAGGCCCAGATATGGAAGTTATGAATCAATTTATTTATAACATATCTAATTATACTCCCAAGAAAGAAATAGCCGAATTTATAAAAAGTATAGCATCTCCCTTTAATAGTATGATAAGATCCTTAAGTACTTTAAATGAAGATCCTATTAAAAGACTTAAAGCTTTATTTTTCGATGTTCCTTGGAAATCTATTCATGAACCAGTTAGATCGGTTGCCGAATCTATGACTATTTTAGCTGAATCTGCAATGGCTG